CTTTTAAGATAAACCTGCCCACCCCCATAATGGCTGGAGTCAGAACCAACATCAAGCAGTTTGCAAGTTGCGTTTTAGTTGATGTAGAAGATGATCTGGATTCAATCTTTTCTAGCATTCATGCTGTAGGGAAATATACTGCCAGAAGAGCTGGTATAGGGTTGAACGTAGGAAGGGTTAGACCCATAAACTCACCTATCAGAGGTGGAGAAGTCGTGCACACTGGATTGATACCGTACTTGAAGAACTTTGAGTCTGCGGTAAAATCTACGAGCCAGAATGGAATCAGGGGAGGGTCAGCAACAGTCCATGTGCCTTTCTGGCATTATGAAATAGAGGATATTCTTGTTCTAAAGAATAACGCTGGCACTGACGATAATAGAGTTAGAAAGCTAGATTATTCGATACAGTTTTGCAGACTATTCTATGAGAGACTGATTGCGAATGAAGATATAACACTCTTCAGTCCACACGAAGCTAAAGGTTTGTACGAAGCGTTTGGCGACAATAAGAAGTTTGAGGAGCTATATGAAAAATATGAAAATTCCAGATCTATCAAGATGAAGAAGAAAATACCCGCAAGGAAATTAGCGGAAGTGTTTGCTAGAGAAAGACTTGAGACGGGAAGAATATATAGCATGAACATAGACAACGCAAACACACACGGCTCTTGGGATACGCCAGTGTATATGTCAAACCTATGTCAAGAGATAATACACCCGACTAAACCAATTAGCTCTATTGACGATGAGGATGGTGAGATTGGGATTTGTATATTGTCTGCGTTAAACCTTCTGGAGCTTAACAGCGACTCAGATATTGAAAGCGCTTGTTTTGTCGCGGTCAATGCATTAGAATCAGTCATTGACTACCAAGATTATCCGGTAAAGGCTGGAGAGAACTTTACAAAGAATAGAAGGTCTCTAGGAATAGGGATTACGAACCTAGCTGGATTTTTAGCAAAGAACAAACTTAAGTATGAAGACCCAGAAGCGTTAAAGCTAGTTCATGAGCTGATGGAAAAGATACAATGGAACTTAATTAACGAGTCGTGCAAGCTAGCTGAGAAGCTCGGCCCTTGCGAGAAGTTTTCGGAGACAAAATACTCAAAAGGAAAATTACCAATAGATTGGTATAAAAAAGATGTTGACAAACTAGTAAAGCCATGCTACAATATGGACTGGGAGGACTTGAGGTCAAGAATAAAAGAATTCGGCTTAAGACACTCAACGCTTAGTGCAATAATGCCATGCGAATCTTCTAGTGTTATTCAAAACAGCACTAACGGTATTGAGCCAGTCAGAGATTTGCTGTCTTACAAAAAAGCAAAGAATGGAGTTCTAAAACAGCTTGTTCCTAATTACTCGTCCAGAAAGAACTACTATACGAAGGCTTGGGATATAGAAAGTAATGAACATATAATGAAACTGGCTGCAGTTATCCAAAAGTTTGTAGACATGAGCATGAGCACAAATTTATACTATAACTATTCACACTACGAGGACGGAAACATTCCACTAAGTGAGTTGGTAAAAGATCAGGTATATGGTTATAAGTATGGTCTGAAAAACTTCTACTACGCCAACACTCCGGATGGTGATGGTGACACAGAAAAAGAGACGTTTTGTGAAGGAGGCGCTTGCGCTATCTAATAATGGAAACAATATTAAACAAGAAGAATGTAGACTACTTGAAACAACCTTTATTTCTAGGAGAGGATCTGTCCCTCCAGAGGTATGACAGATTCAAATACCCAAAGTTTTTTGAGCTATATAAGAAGCAATTAGAATTCTTTTGGAGACCTGAAGAAATTGAGCTAAAGAAAGATAGAAGCGACTTCAAGGACAGCTCAACTATGTCTGAGAACGAAAAGTTCATCTTCACATCCAACCTGAAGTATCAAACGATGATGGACTCAGTAATCTGTAGGGGGGTACCTACCCTCCAGTCATTTGTGTCAAACCCTGAGTTAGAGGCGTGCATGAATGTCTGGCAATTCTTTGAGCAGATACACAGCTATAGTTACACGTATATTATAAAAAATGTATATAGCGATCCTACAAGCATATTAGATAGCTGTTTGACAGATCCTGAGATATTGGAGAGAGCCGACGTTGCAATAAAAGAATATGACGCGCTGGCTAAGGCGGGTAAAAGAAAGTCTATCAAAGATATTAAAAAGCAGATCTACCTGACTCTGATAAGCGTAAATATACTAGAGGCTGTCAGGTTCTATGTATCTTTTGTGTGTGCCTTTGCTTTTGCTGAGAACAAAAAGATGGTTGGCAACGCAGACATAATCAAACTAATTAAGAGAGATGAGGCGCTGCACCTATTTAACACGCAAGAGATGATTAAGATACTCCACAGGGAAAAGGATGAAGGTTTTATCGAGGTTGCGGAAGAGTGCGAGGACATAGCTTGCAAAATGTTTGACTCGGCGGCTGAGGAAGAAAAAAAATGGGCATCCTACCTCTTTAAAGACGGATCACTAATAGGCTTGAATGAAACAGTCTTGCATCAATATATAGATTGGCTATGTATGACCAGAAGGAAGTCAATAGGCTTGCCATACGACACGGTTAGCAAAAACCCTATAGCAGGCTGGTCAGACCCTTGGATGAACAGTGGCGCTGTTCAGGTAGCACCACAAGAACATGAGATCACTAGCTACAAGATTGGGGCTAGCAAGAACGACTTAGAAGATATGGATTTTGGAGGGATAGGAATTTAATGGAAGTAAAGGTTAAGACTTTAGACGGAAAGGGCCGCGTGCCGACAAGAGCACATGACACAGACGCTGGATGGGACTTGTACTCGTCAGAGGCGATTCAAATTATGCCAGACCATAGACGCTTGGTGTCAACGTCTATATCTTTAGCGATACCGGAAGGGCATGTCGGTCTGGTATGGCCGAGGTCTGGTTTATCAGTTAGAAAAGGCATAGACGTGTTTGCAGGAGTTATAGACTCTGGCTATAGGGGTGAGGTTAAGGTATGTTTATTTAACTCTGGAGCAACGGCTTTTGATATCAAGGAGGGCGACAGGATAGCTCAGATTTTGATACAAAAAATCTCTGACTGTAAAATGGTTGGAGTGGAGTCATTAGACGGATCGGATAGAGACGACGGAGGTTTTGGAAGTTCTGGCAACTAACTAGAGAGATAATATGACAACAAGAAGAAAAAAACGCCAACAAGAAAAACAAGAGCGAGCCGTAAAGGCTATAACGGCCAAGACGCTCAACCAAAAAGATTATATCCTATCCATTGTAGATAATGATATTACCTTTTGTTGCGGCCCAGCAGGTTCAGGCAAATCTTTTATAGCGGCAGGGATTGCGTCCAACCATCTACATAAAGGGAAGGTAGAGAACATAATAATTACTAGGCCTCTCGTTTGTACTGGAAAAGATATAGGCGCATTACCCGGAGAGCTGCATGAAAAAATAGCTCCTTATCTTACCCCAATGCAGGAAAATGTAAAGTTTTTCTTAGGACAATCGCTATATGGGTACTATAATAATGAAGGCCGACTTCGGTATGAACCTCTTGAGGTAATGAGAGGTGCTACATTTCACGATTCCTACATGATTCTCGACGAAGCTCAAAACTGCACGTTTGAACAAATAAAAATGTTCATAACTAGGATGGGCGAGAACTCTAAGATAATAATCAATGGCGATATAGACCAAACCGACATCAGGGGTTTAAGTGGCTTAGAAGACTGCATGGACAGGCTTGAAGATGTAGAAGGTGTCGGCGTTTGTGAATTGACGCATGAAGACATACAAAGAAACGGGATATTAGGGAGAGTGCTTGCCGCGCTAGATTAATATGAGATACGACTATGTTTGTGATAGCTGCTCGCATGAGATATTTGACTACTACCAAAGCATAAATGACGACCCAATAACCAGATGCGAAAAGTGCGGAGAAGATTCTCTAAGAAGATTAATATCTGGTGGCTCTCACGCTTTTGTAAAAAATACAAATACCATAGGAGCATTGGCGGATAGAAACGCTAAAGTTAACGCTTCTAAGATAAACGAAACTGAGGCCAAGAAAAAAGAGTCGTCAGCGGCGAAAAAAGATCAACCTTGGTACAAGAAGTCGGGGACTGCAAGCGCTTCAGAAATAAACACTATGAGTAAAAAACAAAAACAAGATTACATCATGAAGGGAAAAAAATGAAATACTTAGACCCAAATGTGAATAAAAATATCAATGAAAAAACGACAACAACACACTTTTTTGATAAAACTGGCGCAGACGTCATAGACCAAAGAGAGTTCTCATACGCAAAGGTTATCCAGTCTAAGATAAAAGAAACTTATTATGTTAGAGTTTACGAAGGAAGACCACTAGACCCTTGGGGGATGTATAAAGGAAGAGAAAAAACACTTAGTACAAAACTTAAGAAGGTTTCCAAGGCAACATTTGATTACTATATGTTATTTTTAAAAACAAGAAATTCGTTGTATATGACAAGAGCACAAAGGAGCTTTTTAAATGACTAAAAAAGGACCGCTAAGCAAGGCAGAGGTTTTTTACATCAACTCGCATTGCGAAAAAATTTCCTCCAAAGATTTGGCAAAGGACTTAGACAGAGCTATATCATCGGTAGAAACACAAGTAAAGAAGTACAACTCTGAAAAGCCTAAAGAATCTCCGCCAACGGCTGGAGATATGATGGCGAGAAATGATAACGGAGCAGTTGTCATGACAGAGACTGCCTCTCAGATAGCAGACAGCACAAGAAAGTCTGGAACAAGAAACAGGAAGGACTGCGTTTCAAGGATTAAATAATGTTTATAACTAGCCATGAAGAATGGTATGAAGAATACTGCAAGGACAGGGATAGTACTTGGACGCTAATCACCCTATCTAATGACAAGACCATATATTTCAAAGAAGAAAATTACAGGACTTGGCTAAAAGTAAAGGATTTTTGTTACGAAAACAGCCTAGAGATCACTGGAATGAAGTTTCAGTTTAGGTCTAACGTAGCGGAACTTGATTTGGAGAACTCTGACGGGGTTTATCTTATCAGGACTATCAGAGGGGTAATGGGGGGCGAAAGTCGCAACTATTACACCTTGGGTTTGGTTTCGGGAGAGTCGGTTAAAAAAGACCTTTGGCTTCTTCCCGAACTTATTATTGAAGAAAGTTTTGAAGAATCTGTTGACAATTGCTTTGAGGAAGCTATAATATTTAGAGATGGCAAAAGAAAGATCTAACAAGAGTACGTACACCTCTCCTTCAACAGGGGAGTTCTGCACATGCGCCCAATACGTTGCTGAGATAATGTGTACTAGAATGGCGCAAAGAAAAAACCAAGGCACTCAGGCCTATAAGTTCTGGAACACTGATAAGTGGAAGAAGATATATCAGTTTCAAGTTATACTTGCTAACAGGCTTATTTCTCAATACAGTGAGGGAGCTCTCGCTAGAGCTGTAAACTCAAGACAGTTGTCCAGAGCCTACTCATTAAGACACCCTAAAGTAAGCGAGGTTGTAAGAAAATTTGATATACAGCTTAAGTCTACGGAAAAGGATACCGAAGTTAATATTGACGTGAATGTTGACGCAAAGAGAAGAAAGACGAGCTACGGCAAAAAGAGCAAACTTAACAAGTTGAGGGATTTAGATGGCAAAAAAGACGATAAGTAAATTTAAAGACGACGACATTAGCAATGCTTTAATTTCTAAGTATGGAGATGTAATTAAAAGCGGGACTGAGGTGATTGAAAGCCTAGGCAGTTATGAAACAGTCAGTGTCTCCCCAGCTCTAGACTTGGCTTTAGGAGGCGGCATCCGTGAGGGAACTTGCGTAGCAATGACTGGAGACCCTAAGACTGGCAAGACGACCACAGCGTTGCACTTCGCAGCTAAATGCCAAAAGCTAGGCAAAGAGGTGCTCTATTTCAATACTGAAGGCAGATTGGAGCTAAAAAACTTCGAGGGTATAAAAGGTTTAGATCCATCCAAAATAAAGGTGGTGGAATCTACAGATGATAGAATCCTAACAGCCGAAGAGTTTCTTAACATGATTGAGACTTATGTCAACTCAACGCCTAATATGGTTGCCATCATTGACTCCGTATCCAATATGGTTCCCGAAGCCGAACTTGAGGGCGAAATTAGGACTGGTGTAAGAAACGCCCTACCCAGACTGCTCTCGATGTTTTTCAAAAGAGTCAGCGGTTCAGTATCAAGGACTAAAGCTATACTTATATTTATAACGCACAACATAGCTAACACTAGTGGTAGCAGATTTGCTCCATCTAAAATGGCAGATGCTGGCAACATGCTGCAATACCAAGTCAGCACAAATATGGTTATAACCCACAGAGGCAAATGGGAAGTTCCAAAAGAAAGTGGAAACCATGTAGGACAAATAGCAAACTGGATTATCAAGACTTCTTCAAACGGAACCCCAATGTCCAAAGCTGAAAGCTGGATCAAGTATGGTGTTGGTATAGATGAAGTCCAAGAAGTCATACAGATAGCATGTGAGTTCCGCCTGATTAAGGCCGCAGGAGCTTGGTACACCATTAGGTGCGCTCTGGACAAAATAGACGACAAGAGAGTCAAGAAAGTCCTTAAAGACAACGAAGTGGCTGAAGGTGAAGAGGCAGCGGAAAAGTTTTTTAAGTTCCAAGGAGTAAACAGGCTTTCCGAGTTTCTTACTAACAATGAACCAATCGCTGAGCTTGTTTACGAAGAGGTTAGAGAATTGCTAGGTCTATGAAAGTTTACGGCCTAAATGGTAAGGAATACAACCTAAACCTTCAAAAATATAAAGTCTACAGGGATGACCCAAAGAAAAAGTCAAAGTATCACATCAGAGCTAGAAAGGTACTGAGTGAACTTTTCAGTGGTTATAATATCCTTGAGGAAGTCAAACTTCCGGGGAGCACAGCTTCTCACAGGAGATCTGTGCTCTACCTAGACTTCTTTATACCAAACTTGATGCTAGCCGTAGAAGTTCATGGGAGGCAGCACTATGAGTTTGTCCCCTACTTCCACAAGTCAAAAGCTGGGTTTATAAAATCTTTAGCTAGAGATGAAGACAAAAAAGACTGGTGTGAAGCAAACGATATAAAGCTTATAGTTCTTAGTTACTTAGACACAGATGATGATTGGAGAGATTCACTTGCAAAACGCTAACGAACAATTTGAAACATTCAAAAGGTCAGTAGATGATTACATCGACCTTAAAGGGATCAAGCAAGTTTCGTTTACTGACGACTTTGAAGTTGCTCTAAACCTAGATTTAGACGTTATGGACAAGCTTACGCAACAAGAGTGTTTTGATTATGCTTACACTCTCTACCAGTATGCGGGATACATACAAGATGAAATTTCTCAGCAGCAAGTTGTAGTTGATTGGTGTAATACTAGATTAAATTATATAATTGCTACAAACGAGGACTGCTTTCCACAGTATACAAAGCACGAAATGAAAATACCAATTTTGATAAAAGAAAATTCGTTTGCATCCAAGGTAGACCAGTGGCGACTAGTCGCAGAATCTAGGTTAAAAAGGCTTGATGGAAAAGACGCAATAACCAGAAGAAAAGCTGACTGCTTAATGGAGAAAGGTAAAAGAAAATGATGAGTGAACACTTTGAAGACTTTGTGGGCTCGTTGACAGATGAGCAAAAGGAAAAACTTAGGACTGCCTTAGGGGCAGCCGAGCCAGATAACACCGATAGTTCGGTTGAAGAATCAGTCAGCGAGGAGGTAAATGTCAAGGAAGATTTTACCGTCACTAGAAAACCAATACAACAAGGTAAGTACTCTGTGCAGGCAGGGAAAAATACTTGGGTTGACAGTGGCGAACTAAAAGATGTTGAAACCCCAGAGTTTGAAAGAACGCCAAGGAATAGACCTAAGCCACAGGTTGTAGAAACAACTTGCCATGTGTGCGGTAAGAGGTTTAAGGTTAATCAATCTATCGTCTATGGTGAATTTTATAGATGTGATCGTTGCACGGGAAGATAACTATGAGCTTAAATTTGTCAGATGTTGGCGCAGAAAGAGCCGTATTGGCAGGGCTGTTTAATTATGGCCTTGAGGCTTATGTGGAAATTTCGTCGATAATAGACCACAACACTTTTGGTAACTTAAACAATCAGGTTCTGTACAAGTGCGCAGAGAAAGTGCTTCAAAGTGATGCGGAAATAGACTTGCCTTCAATATTGTCTGCAGCAAAGCAGCTTGGGTTTGAAGAAACCGTCAGCTCAAAATCTGAGCTGGAGTATATTGACTCTCTATTTAATTTTCCAATAAACCAGTCCAACGTCATACACTTCTCTGCTCAAATAAAAAAGTTTGAGTATGCCAGAAAAATTAAAAAACTTGCAGACAAAGTTGGAAAAGATATAGAGGATATAAATGGCACTGAAAGCATAGATGATATAATAGGAATAATTGAGAATCCTGTTGTAGACTTTCTTAGAGAAGACGACTCGTCTCAGGGAACCGAATTAATTGGAGAAGGCCTTGAAGAGTACGTCAACTTTTTGGCTGAAAACAAATGCGACCAAATAGGAATACAAACAGGCTTTCCTAGATATGACTCGTCCATAGGAGGCGGCCTCAGAAGGAAATGTGTAGACTTGGTTTCTGCCAGACCTAAGGTGGGAAAAAGTGTTTTTGCTGACAATGTGGCGCTGAACGTTGCGGGCAAAGGCGTACCAGTATTGATGCTAGACACTGAGATGTCAAAGGAAGACCACCTTAACAGGATTTTGTCTAACCTGACAGGAATTCCTGTGAACGATGTCTCTACGGGAAAGTTCACCGAGGACGACGAAAAACAAGATAGAATAAACAAGGCTGTAGAGCACATACAGGACATTCCGTATACATATGCGAGTGTTGCGGGAGCACCTTTTGAAAACATACTGAACACCATAAAAAGATGGGTCATACAAGATGTTGGAACAGATGAAAACGGTAGAACAAATGAGTGCGTAGTTGTATACGACTACCTCAAGCTCATGTCTTCCAGCTCCATATCAAATAACCTAGCAGAATATCAAGCGTTAGGATTTCAGATAACCTCACTACACAACTTGGCGGTCAAGTATGATTTCCCGTGCCTATCATTTGTGCAGCTTAACAGAGACGGGATAACCAAAGAAAGCACAGATGCCGTTAGCGGCTCAGATCGACTTATTTGGCTCTGTACTTCGTTTAGCATCTTCAAAGCGAAGTCGCCTGAAGAACTTGCTGAGGACGGCCCAAAGTGTGGCAATAGAAAATTAGTTCCTATTGTCGCTAGACATGGAGCAGGTCTTAGCGACGGGGATTACATAAACATGCAGATGCAGGGTGAGTACACAAGGCTCACCGAATTAAAAACTAGAAATGAATTTAATAATGATCCTGATATAGACACAGGATTAGTAAACCCAGAAGAACTCAAAGGAATTTTTGAAGAAGAACAATGCTAGACTTGAAAGAATTGAACCTCCAAGCTTTTGAAAAGATAGAAGTTATCTTAGAGGCTCTAGAGATTGAGTTTGAAGACTTCGACGATAATATATATTGCAAGTGCCCCATCCATGAAGGCAGTGACAATGATCGTGGTTTTTCTATCTCAAGAGAGAAGAGCATGTGGAAATGCTGGACTCGTGGTTGTGAACAAGGGTTGGGGAATACTATCTTTGGTCTTGTAAGAGGGGTGCTTACAAAAAGGAATGGCGATGAAGCAACATTTAGCGATGCGCTAAGGTTTATATGCTCAACGTTGGAGCTGGGCAATTCTGGCCCGAAGAAAAAGGTTAGTAAAGAACCTAGTGAATTTTCAAAGGTAGTGAAGATATTCAATAGACAGACAGACACATCTCCTCCGACCCAGAGGGTAGATGAGCTTAAGTACGAAACCCCATCGCTATATTTTATGTCCAGAGGGTTTTCTGCAAAAACTTTAGAGCATTTTGGGGTCGGAGACTACTATAATAAAGGTAGCGACATGAACCAAAGAGCAATAATCCCAATATATGACTCAAGCTCTAACTTAGTGTCTTACATGGGTAGAGCAATAAGGGATTACATAAAGCCGAAATTCCTGTTTACAAAGGGTTTTGACAAGCGTTACTTTTTATACAATCACAACAACGCTCTTGAAAAGTCGCAGCAAACGTCCTGTATGTTTATAACAGAAGGGCAGGGTGAAGTATGGAGGCTGCACGAGTCTGGTGTAGAGAATGTTGTAGGAATATTTGGTAAGTCCATCACTAAGCAGCAAAGGGCACAGTTGCTGAAGACTGGCATCACAAGACTAGTAATCTTAACCGATAACGATCAAGCTGGTAGAGAGTCCAAAATGAAGATACAGAGAGAATTAAGTAGAGACTTTACCCTATTCTTTCCAAGGTTTAACAAAAAAGATATTGGAGAGATGTCCACAAAACAAATTGAAGAGATGATTTTACCTCAGGTTGAAGGGATGTACTAATGACTAGAATTATTGGCATAGCCGGAAAGAAGCAATCAGGAAAAAATACGTCAGCTAACTGTCTACACGGGTTAATACTGAGAGAAGAAGGTTTAACTAAAAACTTTAAACTAGACCCAAAAACTGGGAACCTAGTTGTTTTGACTGAAGATGGGTGGGGCGTATTTGACATAACCAGAAGAGATCCAGATTTTCTTAATTATGTTGAGGACAATATGTGGCCATATGTTAAGCTCTACAGCTTTGCCGACGCATTAAAAAATATTTGTGTAGAGTTCTTTGGCTTAAGTTATCAACAAGCATTTGGAACAGACGAAGAGAAAAACAGTCACAGCAACATACTATGGGAGGATG